AATAGGTGTAATGTTAAAAGGATTTGCAATTGAACCGAGGAACCAAAAAACGGAAATTATCGGCTCTTATGAAACGACTGGAAGCTTCTAGGAATATGGAAGCTCAAAGTTACTGTTTCAATAAAGGTTATAAGATATACCCAATCCCTGAAGGATTGGATTACCGTATACAAATAGAGTATAAGGGTCAGACTAAACTGGGAGAAAAGATATATAGCAAAACTGAATGGTATGATGCTATATGGGAATTATACGATAAAATATATGCCAAGAAAGAAGCCTGAGCGTAAGTATATGAAGAAGACCGATGGTCGGAAGGGCAACGGTGCAAAGCGTGGCGATGCACTTGTTCGGAAGACTATGGCTACTCCGGCCAATATAAACAAGGCTAAGAAGAACAGGTCAAAGATACTTGCTACCAATGCGATAGAAGAGGTTTATGGGTCTGAGGCTAACTTCTGGAAGATGGTTGCGGAAAAGGCACAAGACTCGCAGTACGACCGTAAGATGGTTATTGAGTACGTATACGGTAAAGCAATGGATAATCCTGATGCGCTGTCCCAAGCAAAGGACATAGACTTCTCCATCGTAAACATCTTTACAGGCTCAGAGAAGCCAAAAGAGATAGAAGACATAATCGACATTACACCTGAAGATGAAGGTACCGAATCTGAACCCGAAGTATAAATCGTTTGGTAATGACTCCAGATACTTTATCACCACAGGTGGTCGAGGGTCCGGTAAGTCTTTTGCTGTTAACGTGTTCCTGTTGCTCCTAACTTACGAGAAAGGACACAAGGTACTATTTACACGGTACACGATGGTATCTGCATCTTCATCGATTATTCCTGAGTTCATTGAGAAGCTGGAGCTTATGGGAGTTGTCGAGGACTTTCGCATAACGAAGGACGAGATAACAAACGTAAAGACAGGCTCATCGATTATGTTCAAGGGGATACGCACCGCCTCAGGGAATCAGACAGCATCACTCAAATCGTTAAACGCAATAACCACCTTTGTCCTGGATGAAGCCGAAGAGCTGATAGACGAGGACACATTCGATAAGATTGATCAGTCTGTTAGAGTCAAGACTAAGCCCAATAGAGTTATACTGATACTTAACCCAACCACTAAAGAACACTGGATCTGGGGGCGTTTCTACGCCAACAGAGACATTCCCGAGGGCTTCAACGGTATTAAGTCAGGGATTACATATATACATACGACATACTTAGATAACACTGATAACCTGTCGCAGTCGTTCCTGAATCAGATAGCAGAGATTAGAAGACGTAGACCTGAGAAGTACACACACCAGATACTTGGTGGATGGATGGAAAAGCAAGAGGGTGTTATATTTACCAATTGGAGAGTAGGAGAGTTTAACGATAACTATGAGACTATCTTCGGACAGGATTTCGGTTTCTCTGTTGACCCCACTACACTTGTGAAGCTGGCCATCGACAAAGGCAACAAGCGGATATTCCTTAAGGTAATGTATGCCAGGACAGGGATGTCTACTACACAAATAGCAGACTTTAATATTCGTTATGCAGGTCCGCACCTCATAGTGTCGGACTCTGCAGAACCACGACTGATTAAGGAGATTAAGCTGAAGGGATGTAACATTACCCCGACCGTTAAACGCAGTGGGTCTATCTTGTCGGGAATAGCACTACTCCAGGATTATGACTTAATAGTTGATCCTGACTCCACAGAGCTGATTAAAGAGCTTAATAATTACGTATGGGCCACTAAGGGTCAGACAAAGCCTGTAGATAAATGGAACCACTGTATTGATGCTATCAGGTATGCAGCTCAATATGTTTTAGTAAATCGCACAAAAGGTTCTTATACTATTAGGTAGTTTAAAATATTTTTGTATATTTGTTCTGTCGAGAGACAAGTATTATTTTTTTCATTTTTATTATTCTTGTAGATAATCCTCGGTTTGGTTGGTCTTCGTGTGCTATAGAGACTTTTCACTTCGGGGATTTATCGTTAAACGCAGTAGGGTTACTCTTAAACGCAGTAGGGTTTTGCCAAACTTGACAAACTTGCCACCTGCCATTTCTTAACGTTAGCTTAACATTAGATTCTCCAGGGCTTTGTATGTTTGTACCATAATCTTAAAACAAAAGATATGTCTAAAAAACCGACACTAAAGCAAATTCTTGAGGCTAAGGGATTCAGCCCACAAGATGCTAAGACAACCGCAGAGCTAGCAAAGCTCGCCACAGAATCCCCTAATATAACAAAAGATGGTATAACATTTAAAATCACTATATAATGACTTGGATATTAACAGCACCACAAACAAAGGTGGATAAACTAAAGGAAGCCACTAAAGGTGGTAAAATCTTCAGTGCTACATTCGAAAAGAAGGATGGTACTATTAGAACTATTAACTGCAGAAGAGCAGTTAAAAAAGGTGTGACGGGCAAAGGTATGTCCTTTGATCCGGCATCAAGAGGATTAATGGTCGTATATGATATGCAGAAGCAATCATTTAAGATGATTAATCTAAACACGCTCATAGAAGCAAAAGTAAATGGTAAAACAATTAAATTTTTATAAGATGGAGAATAATACATATATAGGTATGGTAGACACAGTCTGGGGTAGTGATGGAGAGGTTCATATATCTCAGGGCGAAAAAACAGTAACTTTTGATGCTACTGATTTTTTTGGCTGGATAGATGCTGTATTAAGTACCACGATAAAGCAGCGCAATGAAATGAGCGATTTGATTTTAGTTAACATTAGAGAAAGGATAAAAAATGAACTATCAGAAAATTAGAAAACTGCAAAAGGAGAATGGCGTTGATAATATTCAACGCCTAATAGATAACGGATCAGTATGGCACCTGGAAGGTACTATGGGAAGGCAAGCGATGGAGCTACTAAGCTCCGGAGCTTGTATGCTACCCAAGCAAAGCCACAAGGATGCGTACGGTAATTATATTCCTTCACGTGATGAAGTCAAAGAAGGATCAACAGGAAGTTATAAGAACTCAGTAAAATATTGGGAATCGATTCACGATTACGATGCGATGTATATTTGAAAAAATTTTCTTAAGTGCTTGAGAAAAAAAAATAATTCTTAAACGCAGTAGGTTCTTAAACGCAGTAGGTCTATCGTTAAACGCAGTAGGTTTCGCCTTACACCCAGTAGGATTTTTCCTACATTGGTGTAGGGCATTTCTGTTTACAATTTCTTAACATTGGGCGCGAGTTTCTTAACATTGAGTTAACATTAAGCTACAAAGGACGCCTTATGTTTGTAAGGAATTAAAAAACAAATAAAATGGAAATTCAGTTTTACATACACCCCAAAAGTAACCGCACCCGCTTAAGATCAAAACCCTCTGTATATATGGGCGGCGGTTCCATACAATTATATACGGGCAAAATTTTTGGTTTTGCCGCTGGTTTAAACATTTATAATAAAGTTCAAAAAATATAATTATGACAAATTTCAACAATAATGTTTGGGACGCGGTTGCAACGGCCGTGCCCAATATGCCAAAGAAACTTTTATCACCAGGTAGCACGAACGCGAAGACAGCAAAGAATGAAATAAAAACTTTTATACTTTATTTGATGCCATACAACCAAAATAGTCAGGGGCGTAATTTATGCCCGCACGCCTCCAAAGGTTGCGCGGCGGCCTGTTTAGTTAGCGCGGGCCGTGGATCTTTTTCAAATGTAATAAAAGCGCGCGTTAATAAAACTGAGTTATTCATCAAAAACAAATTAGCGTTTTTAAATAAATTAGCGGACGAAATTACACAAGAGACCGCAAAGGCTAAGCGGGGCGGGTATCGGGTTGCATTCCGTTTAAACGGGACTAGTGACATAGATTTTATATATATGTTGAAAAAATATGGTTTCTTAGATATTGAAACATTACAGCCGCACGCTGTTTTTTATGACTATACAAAGAATATACAAAAAGCAATAAGATATAAAAGCCATCCAAATTACACGGTAACTTTTTCACGGGCTGAGGATAACGCCGTAAAAACTGAGCTAGCAATAAAGCACGGCGTTAATGTAGCGGCGGTTTTTAATGAGCTGCCCTCCAGGTGGTGGGGCGTCGATGTTGTCGACGGTGATAAAAGTGACTTGCAAATGCTTAAATATAACGGCGTAATTTTAGGGCTAAAGGCCAAAGGTGCCGCACGCAAAGATCAAACAGGCTTTACAATTTTAAATAAATAATACAATGACATACGAAAATATAGAAAACATAACAGATAACGACCTAATTAAATTAGCTGGTGAGCTGGCGAGCATAAAAGATAAATATATATTAGAACAAGAAATGTATTATATATTGGACTGCGGTGCCAACGGTATGCGCTCAGTACTTTTGGAATATTGCGCCAATAGGCTAGACAAAAAACATAAAACAATTACTTAACAATTTCTTAACATTGGCTTAACATTGGGCGGTATTAAATTGCCTACATTTGTAGTATACAAAAACAAAAATAATATAATTATGAAACCACAAAACAAAATAGAAAAAGTATCTTTAATAATTGCAGTAATTTATGCCGCCGTTACTTTTGGCGGTGCTGTAGTAATTTTATTAAATATATAATTATGGAAACAATTAAAAATGTATCTTTATTTATATTAGGCGGCCTAATCTTTATGGCCGCCCTTTACATCGGTTCACTTTAAAAATATAATTATGCACGGACTAACAAAAAACCAAAAGCTCATCCACGATGCGCTCATCGATAAAT